GTACGTCTGCCAATGATATTGATAGCCTTGTTGAAATCGCCTGTGGCATTTCGGGCAATCAGTTCTATCTGCCGTGTATTCAGCTTTGACATAGCAAGCTGTGCAGGAGTTATGTCCGTATCAATGGGTGCACCGATTTTTTTCAAATCCTCTATCAGCTCATTCAATGAACTCTGGTAATTCTCAATGACAAGCTCATCAACGGTTTTAGCGGAATTTGCTTTCAGCCTGTTGAGTTCCTTTTGAACCTGCCGCAAAAGCGACCTTTCATATACAGCAGCACTTGCAAAAGCACCCTTTTTCTGAATTATCGCAAACAGACGTTTTTCAGCCTGTTCATAAATAGCAATTAACTTTTCCTGTGCTGTCATTCTATCACAACGCTTTCAGGCTCATTTACAGGCACATTTCCGAAAGTATCGTTTATTTCATCAGCCTCAATCTGAGCAATTTCATTGTCAACATCTTCATCTGACTTTTCGTCATACTTTGCAATAGCTGTACGCCTTGACATTGTAGCTTTGCCACCTGTACGGATATTCATGATTTCTGCATCTTCTCTTGGATCATTCGGCAGACCGTCACGCCATGCAATGCTTATTTCTTCGGGTTCGATATGTACGCCATATATCTCTGCAGCAAGCGAAATCATGTTCTTCAGAACAGAGTCATATACATTGACGATTCTTTTCGCCTTTGCAAGAGGTGAAATCATCAAACGACGGAGAGCCGTACCGCTTGCAACATTTCCGGCACTGTTGGATAAATCCCCGAATACAGCACTTCCCATTTCGGAAATAGTGTAGAGCTGATTGACAAGAAATTCTATCTGCTTGAAATTGGCATCAAGTCCTGCGTCCCAAGTTATCATTTCGGGACGTGGGTCATCATTTTTTATCTCGTAATATTCTCCGACTTTAAATTCATATCTTTGAGTTTGGTCGTTATAAGTCATACAGGTTCTCGGACCCGACATGGACGGATTTGAGAATTTGTCAAGAATTTTGCTGACTTGTGACACACGGACTTCAAGTTCACTTACAATACTGTCGATACTTCCGTAATCATCTATACCGAAACAGCGGTCGGAAGTCAGTGTATTGGCAACAACGAATATCGGACATTTCTTCAAATCAGCTTCAATTTCAAGTTTTTCGTCCTTGTTAAGACGCTTTCCGATAGTGAAATTACCGTTGCTGCCGTTAAGCTCAAAGTCAAGCACATAACACCATTTCGGTTCACTCGGATAATGTATATGTACCTTCAAGCCGTATTTTGTGTAATGCTCCGTACTTGAAATGATATAAGTCCAGCAAAAGCAATGACATAAAAATTCCTGAATATTATCGTGGCTGACAACCGGAAACCATAAAGCCGGAGATGTAACGTTTAGTCCAACATCATTTTGAGATTTAAAAAGCTGCATAACACTGTTGCCGTATCGGCTTATATCAATGGCAGACATATACAGTTTGTTATATAAATCTGTCCTGTGTACAATTTTATTGACAATTTCCTGTTTCGTATCGTCCGATACAGTTACTTTAGGTTTTGCCCCGAAAACAAAATCAGCTATTTTCAAGGTCATCAATTTCTGAAAATTGAAGATAGTGGAATAGCTGACGATTTGTTCAAAGTTCCCGATAACTCTTTCGATACGGGAGAATTGTTCTTTGTACACCTCTGAATGTTGGTCTTCAAACAGCATTTTATTCTGTTCATAAGTCAGCAGTCGCTCTCTTTGGGAAACAGGAGGGAAAGGCTTGCCTTCCTGCAAAAAGTCCAGATTGGTAAGAAGTTCACATTTTCGCAAATTATCACCTCTTTTCAAATTCATTCGTATGCCAAAATCGTATAGCAGAAATACCGCATATCGTCCATAGCATGGTCGAATTGTTTTACGACAGTATCCTTGCCTGTTTTCTGAGAAGTTTCCGTGTCCCATACATAAGAAGCAAACTCCTTGAAAGTGTTTTCACAGCAGTCGTTGAACATGATTTTATGCTGTTGAATGCAGCTTGAAGTAAAACGGATACCGTCCAATACATCATTTTTAGCTTTATCAACAGCATATCTTCTATGATTTTCTATTTCGGTAATAAAGCTTGCTGCCGATGGATCGACAATAATACTGATAATAGGCAGACCACCGATAAATTCAACCAAATCATTGTAATATTCTGTATCGGTCTTTTGCCTTCGTGAAGTCCTGCCGTCATAGTACATTTCTTTAATGCGATACCATGTATTTCCGCACTGTCCCCAAAGTCCTGCTGAAAATGGATTGAGTGTGCCATAGTCAACACTGACATAGTATCTTGTGTAATAGCGGTTCTCCACAGGTACAACACACGTTGCCTTGTCAAAGTTAGGATAAACAAGACCTTCGGCAGCTACCCACTGTCCAAGAACATATCTTGCAAGATAGTTTCCCGAATAGATAGTATGATATTCTTTTTTCTTCGCTTCCGAAAGTGTCAGATTATCGTCCATTGTGAAATGGAGATATAAAGCTTGTTTTTGTTCAGCCTGCAATATCCATTCCTGATAGAACCAATGATAAGGGTTATCAGGATTGCAGTTGAACCAGTACCGTGAACCTGTCACGGAACAGCGTCCGAGAGCCTGCTCAACGAACGAACGGGGCATAAGTGCGACTTCATCAAGCATTACCCCTGCAAGTGTAATACCCTGAATCAAGTCCTGACTGCTTTCGTCTTTGCCGCCAAAAACATAAAAATAATTCTTTTTCTTTCCTTTTGAGATGATAACAAGATTGTCGGAGCGTTTTTCTTTAACACTGTACAGACCTTTCAGCATTGGCAGAAGCGGCTTAATGACGTTTCTTTGACAAGAGCCAACCGTCTTACCGCAGAAAGCAAAATTACAGTCATCAAATTCTGACATAGCCCAAATAACAAAAGACAATGACATACTCATTGTCTTTCCGGAACGGATAGAGCCGTCTGCAATAACGGCACTGTATTTTTCTTTGATTTTCGGGTGTGTCCACCACGTCATAACTTTTAGCTGTTTTTTTGAAAACGGTTTAATCTTCATCTATGAACACCTCGTTAGCTTTCCTGTTCAGAGCGTCAAGCAAGCCGTTATCCTCTGTAACTTCCGCATCGGAATCCTTGAAGTAATCGCAGTACAGTCTGATAGCGTTTGTATCGCCTTTTCTGCACCGTTCCAACAGTGCGGAGCGTATCTCGGTAATTTCGGTATTTTTGTATTTTTCCACTAATGCAGAAAGTTTCTTTTTGTAGTCCTTTGCTCTCAGAACCCCGTACATTCTCAGCAACTGTTCCAAATCCTCTACAATATCAAATTCAGCCTTTGTATCTGTCGCTTTCAGAATATCGGATAATTTTTCAAGTTTGTTTGCCACCCTAAACACACCTCTTTTCTTTTTGGCATAGCTTTGCCATCACAATTTATCCTGTAAATTGCGTTTCTCGTTCTATAACGGCTGTTTCAAGTTAAGGGACGAATCAACCTTTTCTATCCGTCAGCGTTTGTTCCGTCATAAATGACAAAGTGAATTTTGTCGGCTTGCCTGCTATATTTGTTTCAATAACCGCCCTGTGAGCGTGTCTGTCAAGGCTTTTTATGCGGTCTTTAAATGCCAGTAAAACACCATTTAAAATTTCATATCCGCCGTCAAAAAGCCTGACTGTTGACGGTTCAGCAAATAATTTTGTACTTTCGATAAGCATTTCAACTTCATGTTCAGACAGCGGTACAGGAGAAGTTCCGCCACCCAAAAGCCTTATGACACCGTTTATTTTTGATATTTCATAGTATATCAGCCAGTTATATTCCAGATTTACAAAGACATATCCCTTGAAAATAACATACTTTTTCGTTATCCATTTGCCTTTGGAACGGATAACACGGTTTTCAAGCGGTACTAATGCCGATATGCCTTTTCTTTGAAGTGCTTTCATAATATCAAGCTCTTTGCCCGTGTTCACATACAGAACATACCATTTCACTTTATCCACTGTCTTTCACCTTCTGTTTCAGACGTGCAATTTCCTGTTGAAGTTCCGCATACAGTTTCGGATTTTCCTTTTTGAGAACGTCATACAGCAAGTTTTGGTTGGCTTCAAGGGCAATTTCTTCATCATTCTTGGATTTCATGTCAACGCCCTTTTTATATGCGACTGCTCTTGCAAGTGCCGTAGCCTGTGAGATCAGCTCGTTTGCTTTTATGCTCTGCCAATTTTCATCATCAAGATTGGCAACAGCGTCATAGACCTTTTGTGATGCAAGCCTAAGTATTGCCTCCGCAGGATCTAAATTTGGATAGCGTTCCGTTTCGGTAAGTATCATGCGGAAATTTTCCTGTGCGATACGGAGTTGTTCGGCATTGGCAAGAAATCTTTTGGCATAACGGCAAATGCTTGATTGAGATATACTTTCCTCGTTATCGGAAAGATATTTGACAATTTCCCTGTAACTTTCGCCTGAAAGCAGCATTTGATCAACAGTGTCTTTCAGTTCCGGCTTCAATTTATCCACACTGCCGACAATTCTTCTTTTTTTACTCATGGTCACACCTCAATAAGTTCATCGGTGATAACGCCCTCCATCAGCCAAGTACCTTTTTGAGTTATCTTCGCTTCAAGTTCGTCAATGTCAAAGTCACTTATATCGGCATTTTCCTTGTTTTTTATCTGTCTGCACCTGATATAGCCCGATTCAAACAGATAATTCAGGCATTTCACACATTCATCTTCCGAAACATTCACTTCAAGGGCATAAATTATTTCGGAAAGTTTCTTGAAGTTCTTTTCAAGAAGTATCATCGCCCTCAGAACCCGACCATTGTTTTTGATAAATCCTGCACGGTTCATTCTTGCCAGAGTTTCCTTGTCATTCATCTTTTTTTCCTCCAATCTTCAAAACTACATCATAAATACTGTCAAGTTTTTTATCCGTATTCTTCTCAAGCCGTTCTATCATTCTTTCGGTATTCGCCTGCTGTCTTAAAAAATCGGATTTTTTAAGGGTATTTTCCTTAATATTCTCAATATCCTTTTGAAGCTTGTTTATGCCGTTGTTTGTTTCTTCCTTGAACTCTTTCAGCTGATCTCTTGTAACATAGGTCAGCTTGATATGGTTGATATCTTCCTCGTGCCTGTCCTGCTTGGACATGGTTCGTTTCAAAAAGTAAGATATAATTCCAACTGCAACGGTTGCCAGCGTAGCGACAAGCCACCATGTATCTGCTCCGAATTCCATTTCTCCGTTTCACTCCAATAAAAAAGGTATCATCAAGTTTTCTTAACTTAATGATACCTTATAATTTTAAATCCCTGTTATAAAGTATTTTATGAATTTACCTTAAAACAGTTTCAGTTGCTCGTTGTTTTCGTATTTGCAAATTTCATAAATCGTCTGTTCCGAAAGATTGTACATTGCCGCAAGCATTTTGGCATTATAACCGTTATACTTTTTTCTGATTTCACGGTTCCTTGCTTCTCTTATGATTTCGGAATATTTGTGTATGTAAAAGTTATTGATACCTCCGAAACGTTTCGACAGTTTGATGTAGTTATCAAGTCCTATTAGCTCGGCAATTTCCCTTTGTGTATCCGCTAAATCTTCAAGTCTGATGTCCACGTCAACCACCCTTTGCTTTCTTTTCCGCACTGCTTACATACCTTTTGAGTATCTCTATCATTTTGGAAGCATCATTGAATGAGAACCATGCAAGAGGACTTTTTGATGTGGCATCAATTTTGAATTCCTTTTTGATGATTCCGCAAAGTCTTTCACCCAGAGCTGCCGATGAAGGGGAGAGTTCCTGAAGTTCGTACATCAAACGCCAGATTTTTCTTTCCTGACCTTCCGTCATGCCCTTTGAATTGCCTTTTGATTTAGCCTTGTAGGTGTTGGAAGTGCCGGCACGGCTTTGAAGTTCCTTTATGACTGCCGCATAATCTCTGTTTGTCAGTTCTTTCAGACTGTCTTTTCCGCAGACACTGTTTACAAGTGCGTGTAAATCTTCATTTCCTTGCTCGCCCGACATTCCTGCCTGTTTTGCCAAGCCATAAATTTTCCTGATTTTATCCTGTGCCGTCACTTCATGCCACCCTTTCCGATTATTTAATGCTCAATTTTTCCTGTGTTTCAACATGAACGCTTGAATTGATAAGGTTGATAATTTCATCAGTGCCTTTCTTATCGGTAATACCGCTCAGTTTCAGCATGGTTTCAAATTCCTGCCAATTTGCCGCTTCCGCCAGCAGATAAGCATAGTCTGATGCATCATCTTCCGAAAAGCCGCCTATATTTATCAGATTATTTTTGTCCGTTTCAAACTTCTTGCCTTTGAGTTTCTTTTCAAGTTTTTTCAGAGTTCTTTCATCTGTCGGCAGCTGACTGATTGCTTGTACAAGATTGACATTCTCGGTGTACTTTCCCGAAAACATATCTATCAGAATCTGCTTGCCTTTGGACTTAACGGTGTATTTGGTTTCGGTTTCCACCAAATCTTCATAGGCGTTGCCGAATATCAGCTTCAGCCTTGACGGATAATCTATCACAAGATTTTCAGCCATTGTAAAAGTAGCCGAAGTACCGCCTTCTGTTGTATAGGTAAGAGTTTTGTTTTTGGTGTTTTCAAGCTCTGACTTGCAGTCGGCTATAAGTTCGCCTTCAAGTCTGTCTTTTTCGGCTTTAAGGCTGTCGGTTTCTTCCTTTATCGCTTTGAGCCTGTCAATTTTCCTGTTTCTTTCAATGATCTGTTCGTTTGTCATTTTCCTGCACCTGCCTGTATATTTTTTTAGCACATTCCCTGCATATCTCCATGCCCATAATGCTTTTTACATTCTCTATATCTCTGCAAAAATGGCATATAGGGATATGCTTTCTTATCATAATGTATTCTCCATCAGTGTCTATGTCAACAACCGTTCCGATAGGAATACCAAGTTCTGCACGGAGTTCTCTGGGGATAGTTACTGAACCCGCACTTGTGATTTTCTTTGTAGTCATATTTCAGCCTCCATGATAAAACCGTTTTCTACAGCTATTTTTCTGAGTTTTGCTATCGTCTTTGTACTGATGCCGTTGCCGATGCCTTTCAGTTCTTCGAGCTTATCAAGAAATCTTGTAATGTCATCATTTGATTTGCTCACGCTGATCTCGTTTATGAAGTCGCATATCTGTTCATCAGTCATCTTGCGTATCTTCACAGCGGTATCATGCTGTGTACGTTCAAGATTGCTTCTTCTGCAGTTTCTTTTCTTCGCCAATATGTTCACCTTCTTTCATCAAATGTACAGCATGGGATTGACTGTCATTATCTCAACTCCGTCTTTAACAACCTTGCTTCTGCCAAGATAACGGAGTATCAAACTTTTTTCGGCATCTTCATCAGCCTTGTCAAATTCCTCTTTGGTCTTTCTGAACTTGCATTCCCAACACAGCTTTGCTTTCAGGATACTGCAATAATTTCCTTTGTCAAAACAGCATTTCATGTTTCATCATCTCCATCATACAATTCCTGTTTTTCGGAATCATCAATATTGACATTTACATATGTTTCTGTATGTGCCTGCAAAAAGTTTCCCAACAAGTCCCACTGCACCGTTTTCCCTGTACCGTAAGGGGATTTAATTGTAAAGTCATTCATTTGTATCACCTCTATAATTCATATGAAATTCAACACTGCCCCTTCTTCCAAGCAGAAAATCCGTTGTCACACAGAAATAATCCGCTAACTTTATCACGTTTTCAAGGCTTGGAGAATGTGTGCCGCAAAGATAACCCGAAACTGTCTTTGGCGACACACCAAGAAGCTCGCCTATATCTTCATTTGTCTTATCGCTGCTTATCATAAGCAATTTTAATCTTTTGATGAATGCAGAGGATACTTTGTCTGATAATGCTTTTTTCATGTTTATATCCCCCAATCAAAAGCCTGTCCGCATTCGGAACAAAATCGTGGGTTAAGTACTCCATTATACAATTTCTTGCAATTAGGGCAACTGAAAAGAATTTGACTGCATTTAACGAGCTTTTCGGGCTGCTGTTTTTTCAACGCTTCAATCGCCATGTCAAGAGCGTTTACCAGCGATTCATGAGGAGATGTATCGAAATACGCTGCAAGTTTATCGGCTTCCAACATCATTATAGCTTCGTGAACGTTCATTGATTTTCCCCCATCTTCATCATTGCAAATTCATTCCAACGCTTTCCGACAGACTGTATATCATACCACAATATTCCACTGTCATCGGGTTCGGGTATTTCTTCATCAAGCAGCCATGTCAGAAAACCGTTGAGTTGTACGGATAATATACCATGTTTCATAAGGTCATTGCCGGTAAATACCTGTAAAATATCAAGTACT